ACTGGGTTGCGCACACCAGTCGCGTCAAAATCACCTTCATAGATGAAGTCAAATGGTCCTTTCTGTCCCCACTGGATACCGACGGCATTGTTAGTGTCAGCACCAGGATCCTGGAACATACCGTTCTGGCCAATAAAGGCCCCGTTGCCGTCCATTTCAAGATTCTCATTGAGGTATACGCCAGCCGGTCCAGAGAAGGCAGCGATAGAGTTGACAAGAGCATCAAGGGCATCAGTGTAATTGAATGGCTGCGCACCAAGAGCAGAGTTAAGAGGCGTGTTCTTCAAGAAGGAAGAACAGTAGTCAACATTGGCATCAGGCTGCACCACGAAGACAAGCTCTTTGCAAGGGTGATTGAAATTGAGTTTAATTTTGTTGGATGAAGATCCGACCGACTCATCTCCAGTGAACTGAAGCTGCTCAATCAAATACTCATGCGGATTTTGGGCCATTCTGCGTCTCTCGTCTGTATCAAGGAACACATAATCGACGTACAAAGAAGCGGCTACAAGCGATTTCTGGTACGAAACGGCATCTTTAACAGACGAACCGTTGGCAACATTATCGCCATCAACACCACCACCCTCCGTAAGGTTGGTCACAGCGAAAAGAACCTCATCCGAAGGACGAAGCTCAAGGTTGATGCGGACCTCGTGGTACTGAAGTGCAATCAAAGGCAAAGCAAGGCCTGGGTTGCGACAGAACCAGAACTGTAACGGAATGTACAGCGTAGTCTCTGGAAGTGCGTTACGTGGTGCGCACACTGCGGCAGGCACATCAACGTTGGCGCAAGCAGAGTCAACATCAGCGAACGATGGATCAATCAAGTAGGTAAGCTGCGTAGTCTGGCCAACCATCTTGTTGTAACCTCGCTCCTGCTCAGCAGTCAAGGTAAGCTGGTTCCAGATGTGCATCCAATCACCATATTGGCGATCGATTCTCTGGCCACCAATCTCGACCTCAACCATTGAGATAAGCTGCTCACCTGGGTAGTCAAGCCAGCGAGCGTAAACCTTGGCACAGTCCTTAGGATTGCAGCAGGAGTCCTGCCCAATCTCTGGAAGTGTGACCTGAAGGTAGGTGCGGTATGCTAAATCACCATTTCTGGAGATAGTGCACTGCACCCGGCGACCGAAATCAGCCTGGCCGTTAAAGGTCTGTTCAATAGATTCCATAGCGAAATTAGTATGTCTGCGGTATGTAACTTTCCAAAAAGTAATCTGGGGATTTCCCGTTAAGTAGACGTCCTGAGCGCCATAGGCAACAAGCTGCATTAATCCTCCTCCCATAGTTATAATATTGCTAAAGATTTTATTTTTATGAAAAAATCATTTAATTATGACTCTTTAATAGATAATAATTTTTCTATGTCAAAATTTTCCTTCATGAATCGTTTAAGATAATCTTCAGAAAATACCTCTTTTTTCCCTTCATGGTTTTTTGTAAAGATATATAACTTATCTTTTTTTTTAACAGACCATCCCGATTCTAAAGAATTATAAATAAATGCCATTTTACAGAGTTTTACATTATCAAAAGATGAGGAATCTGGTGGAGTTGTTGGAATATCCATTGTTATTTGGAGAGAAAAATCATCACAATTTGAAACATAAAACTTATCCGTAAAAAGGCAATTAAATATAAAAATTCATTTTAATATTAAATGCCTTCATTTAAGCCAAAGGCTAACAAAAAAATAGTCAGTAATCCGAAAACAAATATTACCGTAGATAGTAAACATAATGAAAAAATGAAAGAATTTCATGATATTAGTAATAATAAGATACCTGCGTTAAAAGCTCAAAAGAAAAGAAAAATAACGGAATTAAAAAAGGGCAATTTAACTATTGAGAAACGGCTACAGTTAACTGATGATATAAAGAAGTTGAATAAAAAGATCAAAAAATTAAAGAGTAAAAAGAAAAGGTATTTATTGGACAATGTAGAACATGTCTTTGAATACTTTGAAAAGAAGAAAGATGTGACAAATGATGGTAACAAAACAACTGTTTTGCATTCATTTTTTACAAAAAGAGAGACAAAGAAAAAGATGGAGAGAACCGATAATATAAACTCCATGCAACAATATCTAACAAATGTTGATGAGGGACTTATAGATATCAATAACTATACAATGGATGATGAAAAATGTAAAAATAATAATTGTGGGGGAGAGCTAATATCAGTAGAACACGAAGGTGTCCGAATATGCAATAAATGTGGAGTTCAGAATGCCTTTTTAATTGCCCATGAAAAACCATCGTATAAAGAGCCGCCTAAAGAAGTATGTTTTTATGCGTATAAAAGAATAAATCATTTCAGAGAAATTTTGGCTCAATTTCAGGCAAAAGAAACCACGCAAATTCCTCCTGAAGTTTTAAATAATATAAAGGCACAAATCAAAAAGGAGAGAATCACTGTGAAAGATCTCACAAACAAAAAGGCAAAGGATATATTGAAAAAATTAGGTTATAACAAGTATTACGAGCATATACCATTTATTAAAGACAAGCTTGGTATAAAACCTCCGATCATGAGTCCCGAATTAGAAGATAAACTATGTAGTCTATTTATGGATATACAACGACCATATGCCCAACACTGCCCAGATGATCGTGTTAATTTTTTGAATTATTACTATGTGTTATATAAAATCTGCGAATTGTTAGGAGAAATTTCTTTTTTACCATTTTTTCCGATGCTTAAAGATCCGGTGAAAAGGATAGAACAAGACGAAATATGGAAGAAAATTTGCGCGGAGCTGCGGTGGGAATATGTGCCTACGATTTAATGTACTTTTTGCTTAATAATTTCTGCTAAATGTTTTTTTGCTGTATTATTTAAATCAATGCTTCCTGATAAAATATCCTTTGGATTGAATTCATGATCCATAGCAATAAAACCCCATTCTCTTTTCATACAGAATTGGGCCAGATCGGCATTCCATTGATCAATATCCGATGATAGATGTCTATTTGGCGTTAAATTCAGTCCACATTCTTTAATAGTAGATTCATCAGGAAGATAATATGCACTTAATACAATTATATTTACTTGAGGAAAGGTGGAATGAAAATACTCCAATTGTTCTTTCCATTTATTGAATATATCAGCTTCTGTATTACATGGTAATTTTTTGGATAAACCCGGATTAGATGACGAGTGAGGTTCAACTTCAACTGCTTTCTCACAATTATGTACATTAGTAAGTAAATCATTATACCCTATTGATATGAATGCATGGGTATCATTTTGATCTAATTCGGGATACTTTCTTTTTAGTTCTTTTACAGAATCTTTAAAGTCCTTGAGAGAAGAACATTTTTTACTAATATTAATGATTTCTCCAATATGCAGATTTTTATCATTCTCAATTTGTTCCTTAATGGAGATAAAACGGGTGTGATCCTTATCACTAAATATATTACCAATAAGTATAATATTTGGAGTGTTAAGAAAGGTTTCAATATGAGGTGTTTTACTTAATTGGTATAATATAAGACCAAGAAGTGTGGCGAAAATAATCTTCATTAACAAGTCATTCATATAAATATTTGAGCTAAAAAAACATAATTATGATCTTAATTATGTTTAAACAAATTACATACGTGGGAATCCAACGAGGTTGGCACCCATACCAAAGCCTGCACCGGAGCGCGCTCCGACGGCCATCGATGGTACGTATGTATCAAGGATAGAGAATGTGGCTGCAGCAGTAAGAGCAATCAGCATAACTTCATCTAAATTGAGTGACCGCTTTGGAATAGCATAAGCAGCAATTGCAACCATGATACCTTCAACCAAATATTTCACAACGCGACGGATAAGCTCTCCGAAATCTAAAAGGCTACCTAATTCACCAAGCATATTATACTATTTCTCTAGAAAAAAAAATATATCATTTCTAAAATAACTTAAAATATAAATGGAATAATGATAATATAATGTCTAAACCCTTTGAGAGACAAATTCTACCTAGTGGTGCTAAAAATCCTAAATATATTGATCTATTGGATGAGGATAAGGCCGTAGCTGGTCAGAAATTCGCCTGTATTTCTTTTATTAGCCCGGATAAAATTCTAAAAAAGAAGGAACTCTATTTTTTTGCGGAGTTCCTAAAGCATTGGGATTACAGCAAAAATATTGAAAAGTTCACACAATTCTTGAATTTCTTTACTCATAAGTACAATATCAATTTTGATAAAGCTATGGAAGATTTCCAAGACTTTGTGAAGAGTGAACAAAGTGAATTGGTAAAGACCAATATCAATGACGATTATAAGAATTTCTTGGATGCTAAAGAGGACGATCTAAACAAACAGTTCAATGAAACTCATAACTTTCAGACCAACACCCGGGGCTTGAAAGTGCGTGGTTCGTATCCTTCTCAAGAAGAGGCAGAATTGAGATGTAAAATGCTAAGGGAAGTTGACCCTAATCATGATGTTTATGTTGGGCCTGTAGGTATGTGGATGCCTTGGGAACCTGAGGCATATAAAACAGGAAGGGTAGAGTACTTAGAGGAGGAGCTCAATCAATTGATGCATGAGAAGAATAAAAATGAAAAGGAAGCAAGAATGGCATTTGATAAGCGTGTTATGGAGGCAAAGAAAACGGCTATTGCTGAGAACGTCAAACTAGCTAAAGAGAGTGGTAATAAATTAACACAAAATGTGGATAAAGAGGGTAATTTGGTTGGATTGGGTATATCTACTGTTGAGAATACGATTATTGGTAATGAGAAGACAAGTAATGCAGATATTAGAAAAGAATTGTTTGAGGGCGAGAATATTCGTACAAGGCAGACCGACAAAGATGAAAAAGCAAAACAGGAAAACAATGAAAACGATGCTCCAGATGTTACAATTGAAGAAAAGAAAGACGAATAGTTAAGTAACTGTTTGGAGTGAAATTTATGGTATGATTGCTATTGTTGATTCTAAAAATTGAATGATAATATCTTTTAAAAATAAAAAGATACTATCTTATACTATGGATGTCCAAAAGTTTCAAGCTGTCACCCCTCCGATACCTAAAAAAATACAAGATGATGGAGCTGAAATATCTGAAGGGACAAAAATCGTTGCCCCCACCAATGTAACGAAGAAAAAGAAGGAAAAGAAAGATAAGAAAAAATCACGAAAACGATGCCAATTTGCTGGATGCAGAGTAAAATTAAAATTAACTGATATGGAATGTAGGTGTAAGAATAGATTTTGCACTAAACATCGATTACCCGAAACTCATAAATGTGTATATGACTATAAAAATATTAACATGGAAGACTTTTGCAAATATGCTGGTTTAGGTGGGGGCGAGGTTCAGAAACTTACTAGAATTTAATTACCATCTACTTTTCTTGACATTAATTCTAGGCCCTTTCTTTTGGGCATTAGGATCGTAAGCTTCATCTTCATCGTCACTTCCAATATCTTTAGACATTTCCCAAAACTCTTTGCTTCCCAATTTGAATTCTTTGTGAGCCTGGGCCTTATACCAAAAAATTTGATCTTCTAATTTATTTGATTTAGCATTATTTGATACTACTAAACACTCATAATTCTCAGTACATTGATCCATAACCTGGCAAAAACTTTCAAATGTAGGAAACATCCCTGCATAATTCTCATAAATTCTTTTACGGTTTGCAATATATGGTTCTCTTAAAATGAATGTAAAGTCTATATTAGTTCTCAAATTTGGCGGAACACCTAACGGATATTGCATGGTAATAACTAGCATTATTTTCCAATGTCTCCCATTCATAAATAAAAGTCGCATTAATTTTTCTCGTGCCCATGAATTATCATACAGACAATCATCAAGAATAACAAAGGCTCTAGCATCAATTGTTGATCTGCCATATGCATCTTTTTCCTTTTTCACTTGTTTTATAACCATTTTTTGCCGCTTTAGAATATTTTCTATAATTGCCGTATTATATTCATCATGAATAAATAATTTAGGGACCATACGGGAATAAAAACCGTTTCCTGCCTCTGTTCCCGATATTACCGTACCGATCGGGATATCTTGATGATAATAGAGTAGATCTCGGACAAGAAAACTCTTTCCTGTATCACGTCTCCCAATTAATACTATAACTGGCCCTTGTGTCTCATTTGGTTTAAAACTAATATTTTTCATATCAAACTTTTTTAATTCCAAATTCATTATACAGATTTTTTGTATATTAAAATATAGGAAATTACGCACAAATAACTTAAAATTAATAGATAACTTTATTTATAGTCCACATGTTCCAACTTTATTATAAAAAGAATAACAATACTGTATTATTTCAAACATTTAAGGCAAATCATATGGATCGGATACAAAACTATATTCCATTGTATAATAATTTTTTCAATTTGCAACCGGGAAATTACCAATGTATTAATCTCAATCAACATTACAATATTACATCTATTGCAAAAACAGATAAGAAAAATAAATTTAACTGTATTATTAAATCCACAGATAAGGAACTCAAAACTGAAACATTTTTTAAATTCTCTCCATTATTAGATCCAATTAAGTTCATGATTGGAAAATATGGGTCATTAAGTGAAGACATAAAAACATCATTGCCTAAACTACAAGAAAACACCTGTCATGCCAAGGTATTAGATCCAAATAACTCTGCTTATGTAGATAGTTTTTTTACCTACTTAACAAGTAATCTACTACATACACATAATTTTATACACGGAGTTGATTTTTTTGGATCATTTCTTGGCATCCATAAACAATTTGAGGTTGATATCCTAGATGATATCGAATACCTAAATGATAGTACATTTTTCCATGAAAATAAAAATAAGGCATTTACTGTGGATGTTAGTCATGAAGATTTATTCTTAGAAGCTAATACCAGAAATTATAGAAAAAAACTAAAAATAGAAACGGATGTTATAAATGGAGATATTCTAGAACTCAATGATGAATTATTTGAAGGTATGTTTATTGAAAATGAAAATGAAAAATCCGAAAAAACTAAGGAGGAATTAGTATTTGAGTTTAATTTAGACTCAAATCAATCAAATAAAACAAATGATTCTCGTTGTTCTTCACGATCATCTCATACTTCAGACGAGTCAAATGAGTCAAATGATGAGGATATGGATGAGGGCGAAGATTCAGAAGATAACAGTGATAATGATAGTATGACCAGTAGTCTGGATTCTAGCATAATATGTAAGGCCGTCCTCCCAGATTTTCCAGTTCAAATTATTTGTCTAGAGTCAATGAAGGCGACATTAGATTCACTATTAGAAGAAGAAATGAGTGATGATGAATGGAGATCTTGTTTGTTTCAGGTTATTATGACTCTTATTGTTTATCAGAAATTATTTAGTTTTACCCATAATGATCTTCATACAAATAATATAATGTTTATTCCCACTGATCTACAATATATAATCTATAAATATGATAATACATACTTTAAAGTGCCAACATATGGCAGACTATTTAAAATAATTGACTTTGGAAGGGCCATTTATAAATTCAAAGGTAAGACTATTTGTAGTGATAGTTTTCACCCAAAAGGGGATGCTGCTACGCAATATAACTGTGAACCATATATGAATGAAAAGAAGCCTCGTTTAGACCCTAATTTTAGTTTTGATCTTTGTCGCCTTGCCTGCTCGCTATATGATTATTTTATGGATGTTTTGGAAGACGACTTTGATAGAAATCCAATAGCGCAGTTGATCAATACTTGGTGTACGGATGATAAAAACAGAAATATTCTGTATAAAAATTGCGGCGAGGAGAGATACCCTGATTTTAAGTTATACAAAATGATTGCAAGGGGTGTGCGCGCCCATGAACCACATAACTATGTTAAACACCCTGTATTTAAAAGATTTATATCTAACCGGAAAAAATGCAAGAAGAAGAAGGTCATTAACATTGATGACCTACCATGTTATATTTAAATATATTAATAGGATATTCAATATATTTAAAAGTCGGGATCTGACGTAAAGACGGATGGTGCGTTCTTTAATGTCTTCATAGGTTCAATCTGATCATAGATAAATACTCCTGTTATATAACTAATATATACCATCAGTGTATTTTGTACCATCACCTTGAGTTTGATAGGCTCCTTGGTGATAAAATGCGATTCGATATACTGGAAAATAGCATATATACAACTAACAATTACCCCTTTAATCAATGTATCACTGCTCATTTATATTGTAGTGAAATAAATAGATTACAATTTAACCGCATTATGCTAAAACTTCTACATTTGTTAATTCTGGTTTATTATTTAACTTAATATTGCCTCCTATAGTTTGAATATCTAAAGTATCTAGCTTAATATTTGGCCCGTCAAAAATCTTTATTGAGTCCCCACCATCATCTTCCTCTTCCTCGGCCTCTTCCCGCTTTCTCTGCTCATGACGTTCCGTGCTTATTCTCTCCAACCGTTCTATTGTTTTGGGGGCAGAAATTAGCGTGGGAGGTGAAGAAGATATGATAGTGGGATCATCCTTCTGAGAAAATTTGACAACGTTATCTTTATCATTAAAACTAATTTTTGTTGTTGACTTGGGCGATGGTGGATTGAGTGACGGAACTTCAATCTTTACGTTAGAAATCTCTTTTTGAATTTCAGGCGAGGATGGTGGACTGAGTGAAGGAGACGGTGTATTATCTTCACTTTGTATATCCTTGTTCTTCGTTACTAGGATAGGTGAAGGGGCTTTAGGATTTGTAGACTCCTGTGTAGTCTCTGCTGATTTTGCAGAGTCGTCGTTGACGGCGCCGGCGTCCTCTGCGGCGGCTTCTTTCTCTTTCTTGTCCTCTTCCTCCGTAATTGGCACCTCATCAGTCTCTTCCACAATCTCTTCTTCTACAGTCTCATCAATATAGGCCCGCAATATTTTTTCAATAGGCATATTTTCACGGATCACATTAAGAATAGACTCCTTTACAATAATTTCACACTCTCTCATATTTTTTTGCTTTGATAGTGGTAGGATATTTTCTTCAAATAAATAAACATTTTGGTATAACTTACGCGCAGCTGCTATATAAACCTTATGAATATAATCATGTAATTTTGGAATGTCAATTTCAATCTTTTTTTGTTTATTTGACACGCGAATGCTAGTTAAAATTTTTAATTGTGTGATATGTACACATGTTAACAAATCTTCTAAATATAGACATTTGCTGGAATCTAAAATTCTTTTAGTTTCTACATTGATAATTTCTTGATTCCATCTCGGAACTCTTGTCAAAAAATTTTGAAATGTCATTAAATATTTTGCATCCTCCTCATTTTTAATACAGAGATCCCATGCCTCCTGAAAAATAGATTTAAATCCTTGTATTACGAGCGGTGTTAGTATATTTACTAATCTTGATGAATATTCGTTTTTAGCTTCCGATAATACTGTTGCATTAAAGTCATCCATTTACATTTCTTGTATATTTTCTAAATCGCAATCCGGACGCAAAAAGGTCAGTGTTAGTATATATAACATAAGCAACTTCTCATTTCTAAATTCTCTACGTATATCATCAAAATGAATTAATAGTCCATATTTTTTGGACTTATTGATTCTATTTGTAACCTCTATAGTTTCCATTATTGCTTTTGCAGAGTATCCCTTTTCATATAATATTTCCACAAACTTAATTAAATTATTTGTATTAGTGAAATTAGCAGTGTTTTCTACTTGTTTTAATAACCAACGTTTTCGTTTATCAATTATAATTGAATTTTCGTCATTAAATTTCTGCTTTTTTTGATCATGAAAACTTTGTCGCGTATCATTAATGATAGGTAATGGAACGTAAATATTACAGAAACGAGACACTATAGGTTTTAATAACTTATGATATTGATCAATAACAATAAAAAAACGCGTTGTATGACTGAATTGCTCAATGCATCTACGAAGGGCCGATTGTGCATCCATTGTTAATTTGTCGGCATTGAATAGAATAATACTTTTAAAGAGCTCTCCATTTTTATTGTGAATATTCATTTTTGCAAAAAATTTAAGCTCATCTCGGATAAAACGAATTCCCTTACCATGAGCACAGTTAATATACATTATATAATTCTTATAACTAGGTACATCCTTATAGATATTATCTAATAAATATCTTAATATAGCTCTTTTTCCTGATCCAGATGGACCATGAAATACAATATGTGGTATTTTCTTATTTTCAATAAAATACAACATCTTTTTTTTTAAATCGTTATGAACTTCCATTAAAGATACTCATAACGATGTTTTTATATATATATTAGGCCACACTATTCAAGGGTTGTGTAAATGGGTTATTATTGAACGCGTTCAACATGTTCGGTTCATTTCGTGTACATTCTATAGTGGCGCCACGAACATTTCTACCACCCATTTCGCCATATGTGGAGAGATTACCGCTCTCTTTTGGCATATTAATTGGTCCTTGAGCGGGAGCAGTTGAACCATACTTGGTAATACGTATATTTTGATTGGAATTAAATAGCGCTTCGCAACCTGCGTTCATTTGGTTTGTTAACAATTTCTCCTTATTGGGATTCAAATGGGCATTATATGCAGCATTATAAACTGGACCATTGCTTGCCCCATTATGAGTTCCGCTACCATTACCAGTATAAGGGCAATTTGTACTGGTTCTCTGTTGTTCCTTAAGATTATACTCGGCAGTAGCGTAACCTCCTTCATGTTTATAGTAAGGCTGTGCAATATCATATGTTCTCTCTGTTTGTTCCCTAATAGTTGTCTTCGTTCTATCGGCTGGATTCCATACTCTTGCTTGATCAACACCATAAGCACCTCCTACATTACCAGTAGGTCTAAGATTACCAATAACATTTTCTTTCCGCGACGGGCGCAAAATATCCATTACCGGAGCAACTACAGCTTTCATCCATCCATTTACAATACCGAATTCTGTGCCCTGTTTTGTGGTACTCCTGGCATTTGGATATGACTTGTATCCGCCTTTTCCGTAATTTTGTTTAAGATTCTTCCAACCATCTGCATAATTAAGATTATGAGCAGGGCCGAGATATTTACCATCGGGAGCTAATTCTGGTCTAGTACTACGCCTATAATTTTCCTCAACTCGCCCACCTGTACTCGCATTTTGATCAGTAGATGCAGCACCGAAATATTCTCTTGTAGTAAATGGTCTATTTTCAGGTTGCAATGGTTCTTCGGCCCTTGAACGTTGCGCTGTCTCTTGGCCACCTGTTGTAAACCAACGATCTGGTGTATTTAAGTAAAAGGTATCGGGGCGATTTTTTTCAATTCGTCCTTGAATCCCACGATTTTTAATAATTGAATTAGCAGGTCCCTCGTGATTTGCTAAACCAAAGGTTACTTTTGGATTTGTTTTTGTGCGAAGTTGATCTACCGTTTTGTCAACCCAAACATTACGAGCTTCCATACCAGCATTAAATCCATCAGAACCTTTATTAGTAAAACCTTTATTGAGCCCAGGTCCAACATGGATTTCGTCCCAGGGTTTTACATTATTCATGTGAGCCGATGGATTCATGCGCGACTGAATAAAGTCTGTATGATTAGGAACTCCATGAGCATAATTCATATTAGCTTGAGGGGCAAACAGAGGCGCTTGTTCCTTCTTATGAATTACCTGAGAACCAGTCCCTGTATAGTTATCTAGAATGCTCTCATTTCCCGAGAAGCCTGTTGTTCGTTGTGTTACTTTGGACCCAAAAAAAGGAACCATATTGTTGAATTTAATATCCTTTTTCTGCACCATATCGCCGGATAGAGATTTAAATAGAACGGTATTACTTGGATGTTTGCCAGACTCTACATCTTTTTCATATTTATCCTGTCTGAAATACCGATCAGTAGCAGCATTTGGTGCAGGATAGCTAGCAACATTCTGTCCGACATCACTATAGGTCTGTACAGGATAATTAATAGCTGGATTCATAGGTGCACCTGTTTTAATGCCTCCCATAGGTAAAGTATTTTTAATTTGTCCTTGTTCTGGAGGTCTTCGTGCTGGAGTGTAACCTTCTTTTTCATCATCACGATTGGAGAGAACATACATTGCTCCTAATCCTAGAATGGGTATTGCAATTTCGGCCATTATATATAATACAACATATTTTCTTAAACAGTAAATACTTACTTATTTACTTTTTATCGTTTGGTATTAGCTTTGTCGGTATTTTTACCGGCAAATACTCCTATTGGTTGGCCTCTCTGTCTAACTAGACAAGGAGCTTCTGTTACATAATTATCTCTTTCTAAAAGTCTTGTATTCAGATTATTTTGAAAAGTCATACACGTATTCTCTTGAGGATTCAAAAATAGTATGTATCTGTGATCTTGGGGGAGATCACGGTACATCCAAGCTGGGTGCGTAGTACGTGTTTCATCTGTAACCGGATTTTCACATACAGGATATGATACTCGTTTAGATCTTACTACCCCACTATTAGGAAATTCCTTACCAGAACAATCCTTAGATAGTGGTCGCGTTATGCCTAGTAAATCGCTATCAATATCAATTGGAGCGCCATGCGGAACCTTTCTTAAGTTTGCTCCCCATCCTTGCATTCTAATTTGCGGATCATTGAAAAAACATGGCTTGGCGCCCCATCCTGGAACATCTAACATATATCTACCGGGACCTGTTGACTCTTGTAATATCTTTGCTGTTCTACATGCATCATAGTTAAAACGGGTAAATGCCATTATACTATAGTAATATAATAAAATAGTATAATTTAGATAATCTAACTCTCTGTCGCCAAAATATTTTGATTCTGTCAACATATCTATTTTGTGTTTAAAAAATCCCAATGTATTAAAGGCTATACAATTCTCAGTATTTACAGCTATATCTTTCATTTCTAATAAAGATTTTCTATTGTAATATAAATCATGTCCAATTTGATCTTTTTGTGAAATAAAAACAAAATTATCCTTTATTTTTGAAAAATCAAGACTATTATAATCATTTTGTATATCTGTATCTATATCTCTACCACCTTCGTTCCAATCAGTGAATACTAGTTGAGGCACACATTCATATGCCTTAATATTTGATATTTTTACTATGTAATCAATACCATGTTTAATACCATTATGGTTTATATAATCAATCATAAATCTAGCTCCAGATTTATTTATAGTATATGAAAAGAACCCGCCTATATATAAATTTTTATTTAATTCAGGGGTGTTAGTATCTAAATTATCACAATTATATATATGCCTTACTTTAATTCTCTCTTTTTCGAACATACTGTATCCAAAAAAGACCATTTCCTTTTTTGAAAATTCTGATTTTATATCTTCCATCTTTTTCTTAAAATTTTTACAAAGTGTCACATCATCTTCCATTATTAGGTAGAAATCATTATCTTTATCTTCTAATAACTGTTTCCATAATTTATAATGACTCAACGCACAACCTATTACACTTCTTCTATTACCAAAATCATTTCCTTCAAATAAGTTTTTAATTTTCTCCGTCGCTCTTAAGGTTTTACCATCTACAGCCTCTATAAATTCATAATCAAGAATGTTGGCAGCCTTCAATGTTTTGATTGTATTCTTCTTACGATCATCGCGTCTTTGTAAATTAATAATTTTTATATATGGACTTTTAGTCACGAATTGTGATTCATTATTTAATTCATAAGCATTTAATTTATTTCTATCATTTTTCTCCGATGTTAATTTTCCAATGTGTCTGTTGGTTATCATGTTGAAAAAGGCTGATTTATATCCGGCTTCAACCCATCTTTGTGCATAATCCATTTCAAAGAATTGATTAGGCGTATTATAGTCCCCTAATTCTAGTATGGTGCTTACATCAATTATAGATGGACGAAAACTATAGTGAGGCCAATAATTACAATTGGGAATATTTGTTTGTATCTTGTGATGATCATGTAGACAGAAATCATCGTCTAATGGTAAATGACCACCAATATTATAATCTTTTATGACCTCTCCATAGTTTCTATTAAATAATACTTGCCGAACATTTTTATCTTTGAATTTTTTCAATCCTTCTATTCCTTTCTCTATATAATTTAGTTTCTTATGAAACAAAAAGTCATCTTCCATATGTATCCAATAAGTCGGTTCTAGTTTTTTTAACTTTTTCCATATTAAATTCATAGATTTTCTATGTCCTTTCTCATCAGAAGATTTCATATAATAATCAATCCATGGATAAGTATTGCGCATTTTAGTCCTATCCTCGTCTGATGAATTATCATCAACACAAAACCAATAATCAATATCCTTATAATCCACCCAATGATTTATTAATGAATTAACAGTTTGTGTAAATAAATCATATCGTTTACATGTTGTAAATGTGATAATGATCTTAGGATTATCCTTATTCTTAAGACTCAGTTGTTTTTTAACAGTCAAAATGGGTCTAATTTTATCAAATATAAATTCCCATACCTTACTTTGATTATCACTTATTTTCTTTGTACTATGGAATATATCTGTTATGATTATGAATAATTTATAAGAGAAGGCCGGTACAAAATGCTTTAAATAAAAGACCATATTATTGATAGCCAATAATATTAGATTTTTATCATTGCAATTAATAATAATATCGCGGCAAATGGTATAACCTAACTGAGGTTTGTGAGAATAAGCTGCCGCAACACTAGCATGAATTTCCAATCCATAATTATATTTTGATTTGTCAAGGAATAATTTTGACGACATGTTTCCTATTGTTTTTTTATAGTTTTTAAAATTTTCATACAGTATCATTACCATATAATGAACACCTTGTTTAAGATATTCTTGACAAGCTAATACAATTCCTTCTATACGGTGCATATCATATTGACTAGACTTAATCCAATAATGCAAAGCTTTCTCGGTATCCCCTAGAGCTTTATAGAGATGGCCGATTGTGAGACTGGCATAATATTTTTCTTGGACCCAATTATTACGAGTGAGGGTTCTTTTATACCACTCAATTGCCTTTTCTTTATTATTAGCATCTTTGTAACTTTGCGCACAATAGAAAGCATATCTATCCTTCAATGATTCATCCTTTTCTTTTTCATAGGCAGCGGAGAGAATGGTAGCGTCTTTTTTATATTTATAGGGATCATTGTTTCGTGCACCATTTTTGCCAGATGAAATGAAATAGTTTCCTTTTATGATTGAAGATGTTACATTTGGTGGAGAAACTAGGAATTCATGAAGAACGCCATTAAAACTGAATTTTTTTCTATTATTGATAAGCAATGGTCGATTATATACAAAGACGCCGCCACAATCCCCAAATTTCAAATGATATGTATCTTTATCTAACTTTTCCGGTAGAACAAACTCACCATGAAATGAGTCGTCCGCATCAAATATTAAAAGGTAATCTGTTTTATTATAGGCATGTTCTAAGGCCAATGTACGATTATGACCAAAATCTTGCCATTTATCGTCAAAAATCTCTCCAGGAATGTTTTTATCATTAAAAAATGTTTTAATAATGTCCTTGGTGTTGTCTGTGGAGCCGGTATCGGATACTACCCAATAGGTAATGGGTATATTATCTAAAATATTTTGTAGTGTTTTTGCAATAATATGGGCTTCATCTTTAACTATCATGTTGAGACAAATGGTTTGTTTTTTATCTAATTCTTGAATAAGTAATTCCATATAAATTAAATATTAGTTATTCTATTTAATTTATAATATGATATAATATTCAAATTAATTATTTTTTTCGGCATTCTACTCCAAATACAGAGCCTTTATTTCTTTCTTTATCATAACAATATGATTGTAAAACCGGGAAATACGGTTCAATATCCTCCTTCAAAATTTTATCATATTCCGATTTATCACCTTTTAACTCCCTTACAAATAGTCTAAAGGTTTCATTATCGCCATCATTAATAACTTCACCCCATTGAATAATTCCGGATAGATCTTCAAATTTCTTTCTACAAGCATTAATATCAAATGACATTTATATAATAATAATATTAAATAAATTCATTTTGTTACATTATTTTGCAGGCAGAGGATAGACAGAAAAATACCATCCTCTTTCATTAGTGTATCCATCGCAGGAAAAATAGAATCTTATACAGGTATAATTAACATCCATTGCCCTATCTGCTTGATTTCCCAATTCTTCAGCTCGTCTAGTATCGGCTGGAAATATATATCCATTTACGGATGCGGAGGAGTTATACTTGCTACCTCCGAATGATTTCGACCATGGTGGATTTTGTTCCAAAGATGTCTGTAACCAAGGTTCGGATATTACAGAATCCTTATCTTGTTGAAAATTAATTAATTCTCTTTCGCCACTGTTTGAAACTTGAAATCCTAGCCTATCGTATTGACTATAACTCATTTTTTCAAACTGAAAATAATTTGCACCCGTACTTGAATTTACCCAAAATCGTAAACCTTTTGGACTCCAAAATGTTATATAAAAATTTTCATCTCCCTTGTAATCTTCTCTATCAGTACCCGAATCAGTAAAGTAAAAGGGGAAATCTTTTCCAGGGTCATATTTAAAGTTTTTCCCATGATTTCTACTATCTAATGCTATTACTTGAAAAGGAGCTATATCTTCAATATCATCGGGGTAATCGGGCCCCGAGGCAGGCATAGATTTGCCTCTAAAATGTGTTCCGATAGAAATATTTTTGCTAGGAACAGATGTTCCATCTGCCCAAGTCTGTGCTATATACCCCCCTATATTGATACTGGTCGAACCATCGTGAGTTCCACCTGTTATTGCATTATAGATATCACTCCATTTAACTTCTCCAGAAGGAATTGTCATTTAATATATTTAATTATTATTTAATATTATTTCATCCTTTTCAATTCATCTATTTGCTTTTGCTGCTCCTTTATGCATGCTATTAGAAATGGTATAAGTTTCTCATACCGGACAGCTTTATAACCAGTATCTCTTGTTGTTGTAATTTCAGGTAATATTTGTTCTATTTCTTGTGCTATAACGCCAACGTCATTTCCTTTTTTGGAATGAATCTCGGCGTTTTCAATCCATTTAAAAGTGTAACCATTTATATTTTTTAATTTTTCTAAAGGATTTGCTATTAACTTAATATTTGTTTTGAGTCGTTTATCAGAACTACTAAATGCTGTAATATCTCCGCTTACTACTAGATTACCACCTTGAAGTATCATATCATCTACTAAATCTACTGTGCCCCCCGAATGTGTCTGGAACTTTATCCATGATTGATTCCACGCCTGTTGACCAGCCGTCCACCCACTTACAATTTGACCTGATGTAAAAACTTCTCCTTTCCCTCCCTCCGGTGGACTGGGATCACCATCATTTGATTTAAAAGTTATCCCAGTGTATGGTTGTTTGGTTTTACCTCCATCCGCTTCAAGAGTTATCATAGTTCCAGCGTCAGTATTTAATCCATATAAGTGTAATTGTGTTGCAGGGCCTGATGTCCCAATTCCAATATTACCAGGAGCAGGATAACTAAGATTATTTCCTGATTTACTCCAATAATTTGTTGCATCTGAACCCGGTGGTCCCTGTATTCCTTGATCGCCAGTATCACCCTTATCGCCCTTTGGTCCTTGCGCGCCGTCCGAGCCATCCGCGCCAGCTACTCCTTGTATTCCTTGTATTCCTTGATCGCCCTTTGGTCCTTGCGCGCCGTCTGAACCAGC